AATATACTGGTGGATTAACCTTACATGACTTTCAAGAAGGAAAGAGTTTCTAATGGACCCGATTACAATCCTAGCGGCTTTAGGCCCAGTAGCAGTAGACTTAGGCAAATCCCTTATCAATCGTTTTATTGCGCCAGACCAATTTAAACCTGCGACCATCGAGCAGTATGCAAAGATGAAAGAGATTGACTTAGAGTTCTTCAAGACCATGAACGAAGCTGGCGGTGGTAATGCTAGTTATCCTTGGGTTGAGGCAATTATTCGCTTAATGCGTCCTTTAATTGGTATAATCGTGCTATCGACATGGGCTTACCTTGCAGTTATTGGTGACGGTGAAGTTAACGAGCAAGTATCTAACTTTGCTTCTGTCATTGGATTCTACTTATTCGGTGAGCGTAGTCTGTTCTATGTAAAAAAACAAAGATAAGGGTACCCCGTGGCGCTATTAAGACTTGCATTAACTCCTGGGATTGATAAACAAAACACCGAATACGGCGCCGAGGGGGGTTGGGTAGACGGTGACTTTATTCGCTTTAGATATGGCCTTCCTGAAAAGATAGGCGGTTGGAACTATTTTAATAATGGGCCAACATACCTTATCGGGATGACAAGTGAAGTATTTACCTGGAATAGCCTGGACGGCGTTCCCTATGCCATGGCAGGTACTAATAAAAAATTATACGTTTTTAGTGGAGGGGACTGGTTCGATATTACTCCTATTCGTGCTACAGGATCTGCAACTTTTACAACACAAATTGGTAACTTTGGCGTTACTGTTAATGCTGCAGGGCATGGCGCAACAGTAGGAGATTTTGTTACTTTCTCTGCAGTTACAGGAAATCCAGGTGGAATACCAAATGCCTCATTAACAGGGGAATTTGAAGTCCTTACTGTCCCTAACTCTAGCCAATACACTATATTATCTCCCGTAGCTGCTTCTTCTAATGCCGCTGCAGCAGGTACTGCTACGGCTACTTACCAAATTAATACGGGCTCTGATGTAAGCTATTTTGATTATGGATGGGGAACAGATTCTTGGGGTTTTTCTACTTGGGGAACCCCTAGACCAGCCGGAGCAGGAATAGGAACAGCACTTTTCTCTAGGGTGTGGCAATTTGATAACTTCGGTGAAAATGTTATTTGCCAACTTGTAAACGGAGGGACATATGTGTGGGAAGTAAGCACTGGTCCATCTGTCAGGGCCTTTCAGGTATCAGGAGCACCTACTAACAGTAAATACGCTTTGGTGTCCACACCCGATCGTCATTTAATCTGTTTTGGAACAGAAAATATAATTGGAGATGTGACCTCCCAAGATCCTATGTTTGTACGGTTTTCTAACCAAGAGGACATTAATACATTTACCCCTTCTGCTACCAATACGGCAGGTGGACAACGTTTAACAGACGGAAGTCGTATCGTTACAGCGGTCAGATCCCGTGGACAAATATTAATATTTACCGATACTTCATTGCATGGAATGCAATATATCGGACCTCCATACACCTTTGGATTTTCCCAACTAGGTGCTAATTGTGGATGTATAGGCCCTCATGCGTCTGCGGACGTCAACGGGGTTGCTATGTGGATGGGAACAGAGGCATTTTACATGTTTGACGGTTCTGTCAAAAAATTAGCATGTACTGTACAAGACTATGTATTTAAAGACTTAAACATTGTTCAGGCCCAAAAAGTACATGTAGGTATTAACTCTCAATTTAACGAAGTTACTTGGTGGTATTGCTCTTTTACTTCTGACTATATTGACCGATATGTGTCTTACAATTACCTTGAAAATGTATGGAGTACAGGTACATTGTCACGTACTGCATGGGTAGACATTGGAACTTATTCCAGGCCCTTAGCCACTGATTATTTACAAGATGGTACACAGGCATCTATTTCCACGATTAATGGCCTTAGTCCGGGACGTAGTTTAGTATATCTACAGGAGAGTGGCTATAACGATGCGGACGGACTTGCGATCCTGTCTTACATTCGTTCTGGTTATTTTGACATTGGAGATGGGGATAACATGGTGTTCATGAAACGATTTATCCCTGACTTTAAGAACCAGGTAGGGGATTTGACTGTACGGGTATTGCTGCGTGCCTTTCCTTCGTCTACAGCAAGTCCCAGCTCACTAGACCCTTATATCGTGTCTCCGACTACTCAAAAAGTAGACACGCGCGCACGCGGAAGACAGATTGCATTAAGCATTGAAAATGAGACCGTAGATGGGGCGTGGAGATTTGGTACGATGCGTGTTGATATTCAACCGGATGGATTACGATGAGTAAAATCAATAACGTCCGTTTACCCAATGCGGCTACTCAACAGTATAGTCCAGAGCAGTTTAACCAGTTAATCCGTTCTTTGGAACAGATTGTGGTGCAGTTAAATTCAAATTATACCCCTAATGTAACGGAGGATAAGGACCAGGCAATGTCTTGGTTCTTTGGAAATTAATGGCAAATTCATATAAACGATTTACGCTAGTTTCAACCGGAGCGGCTACTACTACTGTCCTAACAGTACCTCCCGCAACTACGGCTATTATAAAGTCTATTATTCTAGCTAATCCTTCCGGAGGCGGTATTACAGTAAGCTGTTCCTTTTCTCCTTTAGGGGTAGGGACAGTAGTAGTTTCTCCTACAGCAACGGTGGCTACACTTACCTATATTGATTTATTAGCAGGAAAAATAGCAGGGCCTCTTATATTAGAGGCCTCTGATCTTTTAAAAATTACTACTTCTGCGGCTGATTTAAATGTTACTGTTTCTGCATTGCTTATAGACAGAAGCTAGTGAATTAGTCCATAATTACAACATCTTCGCATCTTAATTCGATGCGCGACCCTGTGAGGTCCTAAACACGAATTCGAAAGGTTAAACCATGGCAGATGCGATGCAGGGAATTATGTCCTTGCCCGAAGGGCAGGACACACAACAGGGGTCATTGGACCAGGAAAGCTATAACCCGGCTATAGAGGGTTACGCTAGAGCAAATCCTCAGCAGTTTAAACGAGACATTCTTGGCGGGATGGCCGAAGCTGACCCACAATTAGTGGATGGGTTTATTCGTCAACTAGCTCAAATTGATCTTCCATCAGACGTAGTTCAAGCCCTTCAACTAATGGTGGACAATATTTTAGCTAATCCATCCAATTATAAAAAAGATAGAGCGGAATTGATTGCAGATGGCGTACCTGCAGAAATTCTTCCGGAGGAATTTGACGCTTCTTATTTTGCGGCCTTTAACATTGCAATTGACCAATTGGCTTTAAACATAGAAGAGCCTGCTCCTGCTGTTCCTACTTTTGCAGATGGTGGTATTGTAAACATTAAAACCATTGCAAAAGACATTGCTGCCATGGGCCGTGGTGGTGACACCATGTTGGCACATATTACCCCTCAAGAAGCAAGAATGCTTCGTGAAAGAGGAGGTTCAGGTACTATTAACCCTGATACAGGTCTACCTGAGTTCTTCTTTAAGTTTATAAAGAACGTATTTAAAGGTGTAGGAAAAGCTATTTCAGGCGTTGTAAAAGGTATTGGAAGCGTTGTAAAAAGTATTGCAAGTAGCACTATTGGTAAAATAGCGCTTACTTTTGCGGCCGTATATTTTATGGGCCCCGCAGGCTTAAACCTTGCAGGATCTGCCGGTAGTCTTACAGGTGTTACAAGCGCAGTCTCTTCAAACATAATTAACACCGTAGCAGGAAGTACGTTAGTTAACATTGCCTCTGGTCAGAAAATCGGAGATGCAATTAAAGGCGGTATTGTATCAGGTGCACTTGCTGGTGCGGGTACTGCAGTATTTGGCGGAGGTGTTCCGGGTGCTAAATCGGTTCCAACCACTGCTAATGCTTTTGAGAAATCAATGGGTCTTTCTAAGTACTCTGCCCCGGCAAGCGTTGCAGATGATGTAATAACTGGTTCTTTAGATGACGCTGTTTCAGCGACTAAGAACGTAGCTACTCCAACAAACGCAGGACCATCCTCGGTCACAGCCGCAAATCCTACGCCTTACACTGCTCAGACATATCCACTTGCTCCACAAGCACCTATTCAAGGTTATCCTATTGGACAGGCTCCAGGAACTACTGTAGGTAGTACTCCGGGTGCCTCAGGTGCATTAGAACCCTTTAAAATGCAAAGTACTAGCGACTACGCTAACAAGCTATTAGGCGCGAAAGCTACTCCTGTCGCAGGTGTTGCGCCTTCAACCGGCGGTATTAGCTCGCTTCCTACTTCAATTGCTGATGATGTAGTTACAGGCGCTGGAACTTCAACTTCCCCTGGTGTAATGGATTTACTTAAAAAAGGTGAAATAAGTAGCGCAGCTAAGGAAATTTGGAAAAACATCTCTCCTTCTGCAATCAAGGATCAAGGAATAAAAGATGCATTGAAATCAGTTAAAGATAAATTTCCAAGTGCTACGGATGACATGATTATAAATGCCCCTTCAGGGAGTGTTCTAAATAAAGCATATGATGCAGCACTACCTGGTATCGTAGCTCAATACGGTCCTTTATTAGGTGTAGGAACAGCGGCCATGGGGTTATTAGGTGGATTTGGTACGATACCTTCTGAAATGCCTCCCGGCTTTGATGGCCCTACTGGACCCGAGTTATTAGAGGCTAATCCTAGTATGTACGGGTTGTCTTTTGGGGGCACCAAATCTACTTACTCTACTAGAAATCCATATGAATCGATGTATAGTAAGCCTACAAACCCAT